TGCAACTCTCTAAACATTTTAAACTAGAAGAATTTACAAAGTCAATGACCGCAACTCGTAAAGGTATAGACAATACTCCGGGATCTGGTGATATTAAAAACCTTGAGAATGTTTGCTATGAAATATTAGAACCAGCAAGAGCTAAGTTTGACAAGCCAGTAACTGTAACTTCTGGTTATAGGTCAGAAGAGTTGTGTGAAGCGATAGGATCAAAGAAAACTTCGCAACATGCCAAAGGTCAAGCAGTAGATTTTGAGATAGCAGGTATACCTAATATTCAAATTGCATACTGGCTACAAAACAATGTAGACTTTGACCAACTAATCCTTGAGTTCTACAATCCTGATGATCCTGCAGGTGGTTGGGTTCATGTTAGTTACAACGAAAAGGGATCAAATAGAAAACAAGTATTAACTTATGATGGTAAGAAATATACCAATGGCTTGCCAGAGATGAAGTGGAAAGATGGTAAGGTAACAGGATGATTCAGTTTTTAGGTTTATTAAAGAATCCATTTGTAAAAATTATTGCAGAGAAAACTGTTGGTGCAATATCTCACAAGCTAGAGAAAGATAAAATTATAAAAGCAAAAGAAATAGAAGCAGTTAAAACTGTAAGTGTAGAACAAATAAGACAACAAGAACACTCATGGAAGGATGAGTGGTTAGTTGTTTTTTTTACAATTTTGATGGCTTGTCATTTCGTACCTTGGACACAAGATACTATGCAAAGAGGATGGGAGATACTTGAGTATGCTGATCCTATGTTTTGGTATATTATTTTGACAATCGTTGGAGCTAGCTTTGGTGTAACCACAATGAACAAGATTAAGAAGAAATGACACTAACAGCTTTCGATATAGGTATGGTTAAGAATTATAACGAACCTAAATATCTATTACACTTTCAATGGAACGATGGCACAGAAAAAGTATACAGATATGCTTTGGTTGAAACTATGGACCAATCAGAAATCAATCATAGAACTAAACAAAAGCAAGATGAATCAAACTTAACACAGAAAGAGATATGGTTAAAAAAATATTCGTACAACAATACAGCAAAAAGGTAACACACTTATCGCAACAAGGATATGGCAAAAAAAAAGTTCAATCTCGAAAAGCTAGAACACGTAAGAATACCAAAAAAAACTAGCATTGGCAGACGACCAAAAATGAGTAGTATGAATAAGCATAAGAGAAGGTCATACAAAGCTAAGAATAGAGGTGGAATGTAATGAAAGTATCAGAGAATACATCTGTTGCCATGCCAATCAAGAATATGATTGGTATTATTGTGGCTATATCAGCAGGTATATTTGCGTACACAGAACTCACTGCCAGACTCACATCTTTGGAAACAAGTCGTGAGCTTATGCAATCTGACTTGCTCAAGGCATCCGATCAAAAACCAGTAGATCAGGAGCAATTTTTGATACAAGAATCACTAGCATCTGACTTAGAAAAGACTATAGTGCGTGTAGATGAAATGATGCACAATGGAGTAAATATCTCAAGAATGATGAAAGATATTGAAAGATTGCGTGAAGATGTAGAAAAATTAAAAGATAAGGTAAGAGAAAATGGAAATGGTTATAGCTCTAATGATGTACCTAGGTAATCCACCAGAATTAAAGGAACATTTATTAATGCCATCAATATCTGAATGTTTAAAAAAAAAGAGAATTGCTACTAGAAATAATGGCAGCGATAGATTAATTTATCAATGCACAAAAGTAAAAGCTGTCGTAGAAGATGGTAAGATAATTAGTATATCAAAGAGTGATTAATGAGCAGAAGAGATAAACAACCACCAAGAACTAAAAAGTATTTTAGATCCACAAAGTCTGGTGCGGGTATGACTAAGGCTGGTGTTGCAAGATACAGAAGAGAGAACCCCGGTTCAAAACTAAAAACTGCTGTAACTAAAAAGAGTGGACTAACTGCAAGAGAGAAAGCTAGACGTAAATCATATTGTGCAAGAAGTGCAGGTCAAATGAAAAGATTTCCAAAAGCTGCCAAAGACCCTAACTCAAGACTAAGACAAGCAAGAAGAAGATGGAGATGCTAGTTGAAGCGTAAGACTTGGAATAAAAAACAAGCTATACTTACCTGTGGTTGGTGTCATCTTTGCGAAAAAGAATTATTGAGTAATGAAGGCGGATGGATTATAAATGGAGAGAAGAAATACTTTTGTCACGATGGTAGAGATGGAAGTTGTTTTGATAAGTATTGTATAACTAAAAAGGAGAAACACAATGTATGGAAAGAAAATGAAGAAGCCTATGGCTAAGAAGAAAGCGAAGAAAACAAAGAAAGCTAAAAAAGCAAAAAGGATGATGTACTAATGCCGGGAAAAAAACTTACAAGAAAACAAATGAAGATTGCTAGAGTTGCAGGTAATCCAAATAAGATTGAAGCTGTTGACTTTAGAAAACTTAAAATGAACAAAAAGAAAAAGAAAAGAAAATGAAAAAACTAACTGATAGACAAAAAAAAACATTAAAGAAACATTCTGTTCATCATAGTAAAAAACACATGGATATGATGAAAAAAGAAATGAGAGCTGGAAAGTCGTTCACTTTTGCACATAAAAAAGCTAAAAGGTTAGTCGGAAAATAATATGGGTAAGTTATGTGCAAGAGGTAAGGCTGCAGCAAAGCGTAAGTTTAAGGTTTACCCTTCAGCTTATGCAAATATGTATGCAAGTGCAGTTTGCTCTGGCAAGATAGTACCGGGTGGTAGAAAGAAAAAGAAAAAGAAAAGATAATGTCAAAAGGTTTAAGGTCTTGGGTAAGAGCTAACTGGGTTGATATAGCCAATCCAAAAAAAGGTGGTGGCTTCCCTAAGTGCGGTAGAAGTAAAGGTGAGAAGAGAAGAAACTATCCTAAGTGTGTACCTGCTGCAAAGGCTAGAGCCATGTCACCCTCACAAAGAAGAGCTGCTGTATCAAGAAAGAAAAAAGCTGAGAGTAGAGGTAGATCAGGTAAGAAACCTAACTACGCTAGAACTTAATTAATTAAATCTAAATACTCATTCCAAATAGTTTGTTCTGGACTCCAAAATCTTTCTTTTTTAGATTTCATTTGGATTGAATGTAATACTGTAGTGTGATCCTGTCCAAAGTATCGACCAATATTAGTTAAGTTCATATTATATTTTTCATTTAGAATATTATGTATAATGTTTCTTGCACGAACTACATCTTGAGTTCTGCACTTGCCAAGCAAACTTTTTTTATGCACTTCATACTTAATACATACTCTGTCAATTACAGAGTTTACAATCTGTGGACTTATATTTCCAAACTGAAAGTTAATAATTTTTTTTGGTTTGTAATCTTTTCTTTTTTTAATGTGGCTTTGCGCTAATTTATATCCATTCTTGAAAGCATTTTTATAAATTATTTTTTCTCTTTTAGATAAGTTAGAATATTGACTAGCTTTCATAGCCAATCTAATCTCTTTGAATATTTGTTTTGAAGTCATTAATCCCCTACAGTCTTTCTTTGTTTTTTTTAATTTGAACTAACGATTATGCGTTAAGCTCTTTTTGCTTCTGCGTTTTCTATCTTAACAATTCTGCTCCAATGCTTCGGTATTCTTCTGTAAGCATTAAGAGTTTTGAGACATTGACCAGTTTCCTTATGCTTTAATATCAAGTCAAACTCCTTTTGCAGCTTGTCGTATATCCGCATCTTGCTGTTGCTCTTCATCCTTCTCCTTTTTTACTTTGGTAAAATCTAATTTTACATTTTCGATTTTACATTCTACATGTTCTCCTTGTGCGTTAGGATCTGCAGCTTTCTTCACATCATCAAATCTTTCAACCAGTACAAAACTTGCTTCGCCAGATTTAATTCGTATATATTTAGTCATTTAATCCTTTTTGTCTATACTTAATTTATGTAGTTCTTTAGCCATTTTTGAGTATATCTCAAGGTCATCATAGTTATCTGCCTTGTATTTTCTAGTTGTTCTATATAATTTTAAACCCATCATAAGCTGACCTACTTCGTGTGGTTCTATATCATCTTTTAATTTGTCGTGCAGTATAACATTAAATATGACAGAGATCAGCCTAAAGTTTTCCTTATAATCGCCATAATCATTTTGCCGATCCTCCATGATCTTTTTTAAAATCTTATCTGATAAATTTATTGTGTCCATAGTTAGATGATGAGGCAGGGAAAACAACTAAAGAAGGCAGAAAGGGATGCCTGATAAAAACCCCACCTCATCGAAAGGTATCTATAAATAATTAATACCTAATATCTTCTACCATAACCGGGTTGTTTTGCATAATCCTTTTTGGGTGCAAAACTTGGTGTGCCACCACCACCAGAAGATCCTGACTTAGACTTATCGTTTGCTCTAAGTCTTATACTAATCAAACCATCTTCTGTATCCCAGCCTGCTTGATTGTACCAAGTATCACCAACTTTAACACCAATCCTCCAATCCTTGTCAGGTGGAGAGTCTTGATTTGGTGGACCAACCCAATCAGGTTGCTCTGGTGCGTTCTTCTTATTGTTTCTTACTAGCTTAATATATATATCATCAGCCATTTGTTATTACTCCTTGGTTTAGTTTTGTCTCACGAGTTTCATACAAATCAGTTATCTGTCTGTACTCTCGAAGAGACTTATTATTAGAGTCAAATAATTCTGAGTTTTGTTTTTTCCAATTTCTCAGAGCATATATGTCATTGATTTTTTCAATGTCATTTTTTATTAGACCCATATCAAGCAGATCCATGTCTAGCTTAATATTCTTTTTTCCATTACCTACTGGAATTTTTTTTACTTCTTCAAATGGCTTTGCTGTGTAACCATCATCGTCTTGTATTCCTGTTTTTAAATTTAATAGATTTAAGAAAGCATACTTTCTTGAGTATGACATAGCTTGACCAGTACCAAACTTATCTAATCCACCCATTGCGCTACAACCATTTACTTCTATCTTATCTTCTACATTATCAACATCATGTATCGTCATGTAACAAGTAACCATAACAAATGTTTCGTGTGTATCTGTTTTGTAGCTGCATGTTGGATATAATCCTTGATCTAGTAATGCTTGAGTTGCAACCTCTTGTACTGCATCATGCAGCAAAGGATTGAAGTGCATACCTTTTACTTTCTCTCCTTTCTTTACGCCACCTGCATTTAAACATGCTTGGTGTAATTTTTGATATATGTTTTTCATGCGTTTAATCTCCATAGTTTTTTTATGTTATCTTTTTGTTGTTGTATTAAATCCCTATAATAAAAAGGATGATTTAATTCTGGTGGTTCTGCAAAGTGTGCTAGTTTATTTAGATCGCCTTTACAGAATATAATTAGTTGTTCCCATGATAATAATTTTTGGGTCATAAGATTGTATTGATCTTCTAAATAATCCTTTGATAATTTTTCATGGCTGTCATCAAAGATGACATAATCTTTTTCATTTACATAAAACAAAAATGGTTTTCTTTTAGTGCAATGATAGTAAAAAGATACTTGACTTGCATGCAAAGCATCTGGTTCAGTTGGTAAGTTTGTAGTAGCAAGATAGTATTCATCTTTACCTTTCTTCTTTCTTAAACTTGGTGGTTTAGTTTTAGCCTCACCGATTGCATTGTTACTTTCATAATCTATACGACCTATAATATCGTGGATCATATCTTTTATTTTTGATGCTACATATCTTTCAGCTACTAACTTTTCATTACCAAATATTTCTTTTAATACTTTAAATATATTTTGTATAGTTTGGTGTGCAGCTTCAATCATAATTTCTCTTGCGAGCTTATCTTTCTCATCAACTGGTTCACTATTTTTATTTATGCTCGCAAGTTCTTGATTGAACACATCATCATAATCTTTATTTGCTAATTGTATTTTTTTATCACCCTCATAAAGTATTTCACATTTTAATCTTTGAGCTGTGTTGTTTGTAAGATTACCAAAGGGTGCTTTGTATCTTATCTTAAATGATCTTCTAACTTCTTGCGGTAAAGAATAGTTAATTAAGAACCTTGTAAAGTTTTGAGAAGAGGTTGGCGACCAATGGTCTAATCCTTTACCGCCATTAAAAGTTTCAAAATATTCTTTCATAGTTGTTTCAAAACAATATAGTCATTTATACCATTATGTCTACAAAAAAAAGGCGACCATTTCTGATCGCCTTGACTAAGGCACCATACAGTTTAATTTTTGCTCTAGTTTTTTAATTACTCTCATGTATGCATTAAAATTTTTAAGAGCTTTTTTAGAGATTATATTTCCATCTTGATCCCAAGTTTCATCATTTAAAACCTCAAAATGAGATGATGCACCTTGCATAAAAGCATCTCTCAATAACTTAAATTGTTTTTTAGTAAGTTTAATAGTTTTCATGTTATTTCTCCTTTATTAAAAGTTTATAAGTATATACTCCGGACAACTTGTGTTCCTATATTATATACCCCGGAAAATATTTGATTGACCCAAAGTGGTCATGTTGAAAGGCGACCATCTCTGATCGCCTTAGATTAATTATTAAACTGCGTAAACAACTTTTAGGTGTGGTATCTCTTTTTTAGTTTTTTGATCTCTAACTACACCATCTGTGCCTGCGTACCAATTACCGCTAGTGTCGGTAATGTCGTAAATGTTTACGGGGTGAACATGGTTCTTTTTAATTTTAAAAAGATGTTTCCAATCCATTTTGCAAAATTTTGCACAATCGACCGCAACCTTACCAATGTCCTCACCTAAACACCAAGAAGATCCCATACCTATGAAAATAATTCCTAGATAAGTTTTCTTCTTCTCTTTTGTTTCTTCTTTTTTCATATTTTACCTTTCGTTGTTTAAGGCGAGGCCGAAGCCTC